CTGGTCCTAACGCCGTTCCGACGGGCTATACGAGCTTTAGCAAAGGTGAAAGCTGGTTAGACCAGAGCAGCACAAATATCTTCAAGATCTATGACGGTACGTCCTTCGAGCCGGTAAGGGCTGTTGCTTCTACGTCGGCCTCTGGCTTCCCATCGAACCCGATTGACGGTCAGCTGCACTATGACAAGTCTTCTCCAGGCCTGTTTATGTTTAACGGAACCACGTCTTCTTGGGTAGCGATTTAGCGGTTCTGGTTCACCATAAATTCCCAGATGCGATCTAGTTTATGGTGAATCGATTGAACTTCGCGTGTGAAATCTTGCTTTAAGACGTAGTCCCTGAGCAGAGTATCTTCGAGCTCGTCAACACTCTTCTCGATCACACCGAGCCTCCGATCTAACTTTTCATTGAAACGGCCTAATGCTTTCGCTAGACCAGCAAAAGCAGCGAAACCCGCACTGATTACAGCCATTAGAGTCTCAGGCGTCACTATATGTTTACCGTTTTATTTATTCTAAGGTAGTTGACAATTTAAAATAAGAGTATTAGGTGTAAGCATATGGCCACTGGTTACGAACCGAATATAGAAGGTGCGGTCACTGTTCTGGTCGACTTGATGATTGCCAATGGTTTTACCCTTAGCCGTCAGCCATACGAGCCGAATTATCGAGGCTTGGTTGATGCCATCATCGATCTGAAAGAGGGTTTTCCGGCTTTTGCCCCCTCTCGGGTTGGTTTTGATGCGACCACGTTTGAAGCGGTTAGTGATGGAGACGCGCTTTACATGCGAACAAGCGATGGCCAGGTCGGGCTAGCACAGGCCGACGGCACCGCTGATGAAGCTTTGGTGGTGGGTTTTGCTGACGACGATGCTGCTTCCGGAGCAACTGTAAAAGTTCTGGTGGCCGGTTTACTGGACGGCCAAACTGGCATTGACCCTGGTGATATTTACTACTTAAGCACTACCGCAGGTGCGATATCGACAACGCCTCCGTCTACTGCAGGGCAGTATGTGACTAGAGTAGGAGAAGGTGCCACAACAACGGAATTCAGCATCCAGTTAGAGCCGCCCATTCAACTTCATTGAGATAATGCCTGACTACACTTTTCGAAACACAAAAGGCTCTGCTCTCACGTTTAATGAGGCTGATAATAATTTCATCGCCAGCCGCGCTGCGTCACGCTTGGCTACGGCATCTCTGTTAGCTCCCGCCAGTGGCGCACACATTAGCCAGCAGATGTGTGGCTCACGGGTTTCATCAACTGTCACCGCTGTCGCCGACACAATTGTTTTAACGCCTTTTCAGATTGCGTTTGATTTAACGATTGATCAAGTAGTTATTCGGCAATTCACAGTATCTCCTGCTAACACCGTAGATTTTCGGATTCTTGTTTATACAGCGGATGCTAATGGTCGTCCTAATTCCAAGAACGCTGAAACTGCCACAGTCACGTCAGTCCAGGGTTCCAATACAGCTGCATTGTCACACACATTAGACGCCAACACTCTTTACTGGGTCGGCGTGCATTATGGAACAGTTACAAGCAGCCCTCAGTTTGACGCTTGCGCTATTGAAAACCTACTGCCGTTAGGCCTTGGTACTGGCCTTAACACGAGTGCGATCAATTGTAGTATTAGTTTAGGTTCAACTTCTTTGGGTTCGGCGCCTGCAACCTGGACGTTCGCCACGAGCCAGGTCGGGGCAGCTGTTCCACCTACGATTGGATTCCGCGCTGCGTAATTAAAAAATGCCTAGTTACACTCTCCGAGACACGAAAGGTTCAGCTCTTAGTTTTGCTGAGCTGGATAATAATTACATAGCCAGCCAAGCTGCATCACGCTTCCCTACGGCCTGTATTTTCACACCGCCTAGTTCTTATTTTATTAACCAGGCGATGTGTGGTTCTGCAGCACTGACAACTGGAAATTCTATCGCTGACTATATCCTTCTAACACCCTTTCAAGTTCCTTACGATTTAACAATCGATCAAGTTGGAGTTTGGCAAACTTCGTCCGGTTCAATCAGTTTGCGGGTATTGATTTATACGTCTGATGCTGATGGGCGCCCTAGCTCCAAAGACGCCGAAACAGCAACAATCACCACTGCACAGAACTCAAATACCATTTCTCTTTCACATACTTTTAATGCTAATACTCTGTATTGGGTCGGCACACATACTAGCGGTGCTGAAACTTTCAGGAAAATTGATGACCGCTGTCTTTTGTCTTGGAGTACGGGTGGAGCTACCGCTCTTAACACAACTGGTTATGCAACCAGCTTGGAACTCACATCAACTTCAGTAGGGTCAGCACCTACAAATTGGAGTTTTGCATCCAGTCAATATACTTCAAATACCCCGATTAGTATCGGTTTCAGGGCTGCCTAAGGAGAACCATGCCTAATTACACTCTTCGCGCTACAAAAGGATCTGCCCTCACTTTCACAGAGGGTGACAATAATTTTACAGCCAGCAAAGCGGCATCGCGTTTAGGTACTAGCGGAATTCTTACCCCTCCCAGCGGTGTTTACGTCTGTAACAACATGATCGGCAGTGATGCCATGGGGAGTGCCGCCTCTTCAGTCGCCGATACAATCATCTTGACGCCTTTTCAACTTCCTTACGATTTAACGATCGATCAAGTTGGATTCTGGCAAACTTCAACTAGCGGAACAACCGATCTAAGGGTTCTTGTTTACAGCTCGGATGCCAACCAACGCCCAAATTCAAAAGTAGCGGAGACTGCTACACACGCAACCGCTGCGAACAGCAATACCATTTCTCTTTCACATACTTTTAATGCTAATACTCTGTATTGGGTCGGCACACATACTAGTGGGGTAAGAACCTTTAGACAGTGTAGAGAAGAAAATTTGATGCCATTAGGGCTAGATGTTTCTGCACAATTTGTATCTACCTATGCGATCGTTTTAGGGTCCACAGCGATTGGATCGGCGCCGACGACTTGGTCTTTTGCTGCTAGCCAGTTACAACGTCCTGATGTTATAAACGTCGCTTTTCGTAGGGCATAACCGTGTCTATTAGTAATTACGAACCATATGCACCTAATGCTCAGGGTCTAACCGAGGCTTTAATAGACCTTAAATCGACAATGGCTGGCAGAACTGTTTATGCGGTTGCCGGGTTCATTGCCGAGGGATTTGAAAATGTAACTCAAGGTGATGCCTTGTACTCCCGCACATCAGACGGCAAAGTGGGACGTGCAATTGCTAATGACACGCTGGACAAAGCCACAGTCGTTGGTTTTGCCCAGACGACGAAAACGGCTGGACAGCAAGTCCGCGTATTAATCGTTGGCTTGTTAGCTGGGTCTGGCTACGACGCTGGAGATGTTTACTATCTATCGGATGCAAGCGCAGGCGGCATCACAACAACGCCACCATCCACGGCGGGGCGTTACATCACACGAGTTGGTGAGGCAGCGAGTACGTCTGAATTCATCATTCAAATTGAACCTCCGATTCTAATCAGTTAAAAACGGTAGTCTTGGTAGGATAGGTACAACAAACGGTTCATTTTTAGTGCTCTAGATGAGCCACGTAGGTATGCAAAATGGCGACTAGAAAGGCAATTTGTCTGGTTAGTGGCTTATTTGAGGAGGTCAATACTCCTACTGATAAGCTTGATTTTGCAGGCAACTCAACTTCTGATTTATCAGAAGGCACAAATCAGTACTACACCAATGCGAGAGCGCGTGCTGCGATTTCTGTTACAGACTCTGGTGGTGACGGTTCTCTTAGCTACGACAATTCAACTGGGGTCATTACTTTTACTGGTCCTTCTGCCAGTGAGGTCCGTGCCCACCTCAGTGTCGCAACCGGCTCAGGACTAACTTACAACAGCACCAGTGGTGAGTTCGGGACCAGTGCAATCCCGAATTCACAGTTAGCAAATAGTTCAATAACCTTAGGTTCCACCGCAATTGCTCTCGGCAACACTGCAACAACAATTACTGGCGTCACCTCTCTAACCAGTACGACACTGGAGGCCACTAATTTTGTACGGGTTGGAACCGATGGTCAAGCTGGCGGTGTCCGATTAGAAGATAATTTTTCTGCGACATTATCCGCAGTCACTTTCGAAGGATCAACAGCGGATGACTTTGAAACATCCCTGACTGTTGTTGATCCAACAGCCGATCGGACAATCAGCCTTCCAGATTCCACGGGCACGGTCGCTCTGTTGGAGACGCTTTCAATCGCTTCTGGATCAGGTCTTACTTACAACAGTTCGACTGGACAATTTGGAACGAGCGCGATCCCGAATTCTCAGCTTGCCAATAGCAACATAACAATCGGTACGACCGCGATATCACTCGGGGGGTCTTCAACTAGCCTCACAGGCGTAACGTCTTTAACAATTGGTACATCTGGTGCAGCCAACAGTTTCGTCCTGGACTCCAACGGGATCACCTTTGAAGGTTCGACAGCAGCGTCAGACTACGTTACTTCTGGGTACTTCGTTTCAGATTATATTGCTGGAGGCAGCTTCCAAAGCACTCTGACCGTTGTTGATCCCACGGCAGACAGGACTCTCTCGTTGCCAGATAATACCGGGACGCTGCTTTCTACCGGTTCATCAATTGCTAACGCGAACCTGGCGAACAGCTCGATCACAGTTGGTACGACTGGCATCGCTTTGGGGGGAAGCTCAACCACTCTTGCTGGTTTAACATCTGTTACTTCTACAGCTGTTATCACGAACGACAGTGGTTTCAGAGTTCGGAATAACACCGACAACACAAAGCAAGCGGCTTTTGATGTCTCAGGAATTACAACAGGTACGACACGAACTTACACGTTCCCCGATGCTTCAGGTACTTTCCTTTTAAGTGGTTCAGCGACATTTACAGATACCGGTTTCCGGATCGAAGATAACGCTGACAGTACAAAGCTGCTTGCTTTTGAGTGTTCTGGAATATCGACCAGTACGACTCGAACAATGACCATTCCAGATGAGAATGGAACCATTGCAACGCAGGATTTTACTACTGCACTTGCAATTGCATTAGGATAAGGTTATGGCAACTCAAGTACAATTCCGGCGCGGCACAACAGTAGAGCACGCGGGGTTCACCGGGGCCTTAGGTGAAGTTACGGTCGACACCGTAAAACAGACGTGCGTCATCCACGACGCTACGACTGCAGGGGGTTTTCCGTTATTGAGAGAAGACGGAACGAACTCAAGCCTGGCCCCCGGCTCACTTTCAAGCTGTGCTTTGAAGTTTGCCAACAGCAGTAATACCGGTATTATTAGTCCGAGTATCGGCGAGATCGCTTTAGTTACCGGTGGTGTTGCTAGACTTACAATAGATACATCTGGTTCAATTACCATCCCAGGCAACGTGACTATTTCTGGTAATCTAGACGTTACTGGAGCCTTTTCAAGCACGTCTGAACTGGCGCTTATCCTTGCTTTAGGCTGATATGGCAAACACATTCAAGGTAGATACCAACGCTGATCTGACGACTAACGCGATTACAGACGCAGCAGCGGTTATCACCACAGCCGGTGCTTCTGCCACGGTAATTCTACTAAGTATTTTGGTTTCGAATAAAACCGGAACGAGTGCTGATGTTGATGTCTATTTAGATGTCAACAGCGGTGACGATGTTTACCTGATTCGGAACGCCCCTATTCCAGCTGGCTCGTCGCTTGAAATTATCAGCGGCTCAAAGATTATTTTGGAATCGAATGACGTACTGCGAGCGCGTTCTGGAACGGCCAGTGCGTTGGATATTTCTGTCAGCTACCTCGAGCAGACTTGATAGGAGGCACAACTAATGGCACTTACTGATATTGACGGCGGAAGATTAGCGGATAACGCCTTTACCCTGGGAAAGAACCTCGTCATCAACGGTAAATTGCAGGTCGATCAATATGATAAATCTGTCACTTCGGACAGCTTTTTTGTAGATCGTTGGAAGTATAACGCTGATGCCGGCAGCAAAGCTACTGTTCAAAAAGATAATGAGTCTCCTGTTGATTTTGAAGAGTCAATTTTTGTAACTTCGTCATCAGCTTATACAGTTCCAAGCGGAGAAACTTATAAAATTCGGCACTGCATTGAGGGTTATAACATCGCCCGTTTAGAGTTCGGTACCGCAAATGCAAAAACAATTACGCTTTCTTTTTATGTGCGCTCTAGTTTGACAGGTACGTTTGGCGGAGCTCTAAGGAATAGCGGAGCCACACGTTCGTATCCTTTCACGTATTCTATTTCTAGTGCTGGTGTCTGGGAGCGTAAGATTGTAACAATAGCTGGTGATACCAGTGGAACGTGGAATGTTGGAAACGGAATTGGTATCGAAATTGATTTTGGACTAGCAGTCGGTTCTACTTTTAGCGGAACCGCTGGTTCCTGGTCAAGTAACAACTACGTTTCCGCAACCGGAGCAACTTCGGTTCTTGCAACAAACGGTGCAACTTGGTACATCACCGGCATCCAACTAGAAGTCGGAGCTGTCGCTACACCTTTTGAACACCGGAGCTACGGCGATGAGCTGGCGAGGTGTCAGCGGTATTATTATAAAATTGCTGCTGCTTCTAACGACAGATATTTTATGGGACAGGCTGAAAGTTCAACCGTTTTTTACGGTATCATGCACGCTCCAGTAACAATGAGAACGGACCCAACTTTAGAAACTAGTGGAACTGCGACTCATTTTAAAGTTGCTTACAGTACTGATACTACTTGTAACGCTGTTCCAACTCTTGCGAATTCTACACCAAATACTGCTTTAATTGGTGGCGCTATCGTTGCTTCTGGTTTAACAGCAAATCAAGCTGCTATGTTGGGAAGTGTTAGTGCCAGCAGTTATCTTGCTCTTACTGCGGAGTTATAAAAATGTCTCTAACTTATCTTCACTTTAATTATTATAGAGGGGAAAAGTGTTCTATTCAGGCAACAAATGGAACCGCACAGTTTTCTATCCCACTCAATTCAAAAAACACCGACTACCAGGAGTACCTTGCCTGGCTAGCAGAAGGCAATGAACCGCTTCCTGCACCAGGCACCGAAATCACATGGGACACGATCCGCGCCAAGCGTGATCAACTCATCGCAGCCTCCGACTGGACCATGACTCCAGGGGCCACGGTTGACCAAGCCCAGTGGGCTGCATACCGTCAGGTGTTGCGTGATCTGCCCCAAACTTATGCCGCGACTGGACCCGAATCTGTTGTATGGCCTACTGAACCTTCGACAGCTGGTCCTAATACATAACAGTAGAATAGACAGTATCAGAAGATAAAAGATTATGGGTTACATTGGTTTATCGCCAACGGCTGCTCAGCAGAATTATCTGACAATCGATGACATTAGTAGCTCCTTTAACGGATCTACTACGTCGTTTGCTTTGCAGGTTGGTGGGGTAGCCCCTTCTCCCTTCCCCGTAACCAACTCCTGTCTGATTTCTGTCGGCGGTGTTATTCAGAATCCTGACGATACTGGAACAGAAGGCTTCCGTATTTCGGGAACTAATATCGTTTTTAGTTCTGCTCCAGGTAGCGGACAGGACTTCTTCGGTGTCGTTCTTGCTGGCGCTGATTACTTAAACGTCGGCGCGAATTTTCCTGCCGGTACCATCGGAAACCCCAGCATTACTTTTGACGGTGATCTAGATACTGGTATTTATCGTCCCTCGACAAACGAGCTAGGTTTTGTTTCTGGCGGAGCCGAAGCTGTTCGTATTGATTCAAACCGGCGCCTCGGTGTCGGCGTCGTAACTCCGACCACAGTCGTTCATGCCGAGGCAACTCAGGCAGAATTACAGCTTAAATCGACTACAGGTACTAATTCTGCTGGTGTTCGTTTTATACCGGGCGGCCAAACAAATGCTTGGTATATCTACGCCGATGGTAGCCGTAATTTAATATTCGATGATCATGCATCCGAACGCGCCCGTATTGACAGCTCGGGACGCCTGTTAGTTGGCACAAATAGTGCGCGTGGCAGGTACACGCTGCAGCTAGAAGGAAACGCCGACAGCTCAACAGACGTTGGAGAGCTGTGGATGGGACGCCCGCTTGCTGA